GTACTTAGCGTTGCTTGCCATTTAACCATTGAAAAATCCTCCTCTCGTTATTTTGGTGGAATAACAATCGATTGAATAGAATTAGCAAAATATAATCGGTTATATTTTGCGACAATTTGTCCTTGCTCGGCATTCTGTTCTATCGTTTGGATACGTCCGTTATTTAAGCCGTAAATCACGCCCGTGTGACCATATGTTGGGTCTACTGTCCAACCTGTTCCCCATTGGCCACCTCGTCTAATATTGACGATTGCTCCTACTACTAAATCTTGATACGTTGGATTTTGGATTACTCGCCAACCTACCGCATTCCAATCATATGCTTCACCAATATCTGCAGCAGATGATGTATCACCAATTACATGTGAAAAGCCATAAATTGTTCCTGCACCTAAACCACAGCCGCCCATAAAACCAGAATATTCGGCTGGAACGGCATAACATTGCTCATTACCAAGCCATTTGCCCATTAAGGTCTCCAAATGTTCTATGCCAGCTTTTCCTGTTGCAGTAGAAGCTTTCAAATCTTTGAATTTGTCATACCATACTTGTGCATAGGTTTGTCTTTCTGGATGTGCTGCAGCTGGACGTTCAAAGTTTAATTCAAACGCATAAGCAGCTGTTTTAGGCGAGCTGACAACTTTAAATTCATCAACTGTTAATGGACTTACTTGTCCTAACCATTGCCCATTGAACATACACCAATTAATTAATTGAGCTTGGGCTAATGACGTCCTATAGTCTTGTTTGATACCTGCAGCTGCGATTAAGCGTTGTACATATTCTCGGCCATTCCAAGTTGGTGCGCCTACCAATGGATATGCTGAACCGTCCCATTGAACCCATCCGTAAGCTGGACCGCCTATTTGTTCGGTATCTGGGTTCATACTTGGACCAACTTCTCCTTGTACATTTCCGAGGATACCTGCAGCTGCTGCTTTGCTGTATCCGTTAGCTAATAGGTAACTCCATAAGTCCCAAGCAAATTTATCTGCATCGCTTGTAACTTCGGATGGATAACCACCTGTACCAGCTCCAGAACCGCCACCACCATTTTGACCAGGTATAACTTCTTTGCCGCCCACAATCAATCGATCAACTGTCAAAATTGCTTTACTTCCATTTGGACCAAAAAAGTTAAAATTATTTCCAACAAAAAACTGTGTAGGACCAGTAATTAAATGTCCTGTACCTGATTGGTTAGACAAACCAATAATTTTTTGGGGATTATCTGCGACTAATAGTAATGAATTCCCATCAGAAACTACAGGATTTCCATTTTTATCTGCTAACCCTGGAAAAGGATTTCCCTTTGTTCCCATCGTGCCAACGTGACTATTACCATTCCAAAACTCCATCCCTTTTTTAGTTAATTCCATGATTTTTTTCTTATTATTCCAAGCTTGTAAAGTACCATTTACCATACGTAAAATATCTCCACAGCTATTAAATGATGTTTCAAAAATATTAGATTTTATTTTGCCAGCTCCTATAAAGTCCGCATTCAATATTCCATTAATTCCCCACGCATTTTTAAATGGACCTTTCCAACCAGTTCTTGAGAATCCAATTCCTTTGTTATTAATTGCAATCACATCTTTTGCAGTATCCGTGGATTCCGTATCTAAGTAATAATGGGTATTAGGTCGATTTTTAGGATATTGAAGTATACTTCCACCTTCAACACCGTTAATCAAATTAGTAATATAATCTACAAAATCACTCATATACTCTTTTTTTGTCAATGTTTTTATAGCTTCTTGAAAGTCTTGACTTTGCTGTTTATAAAAAGCAACTTGGATATCTCCCGCAGTGATTTTTATTGTTTTTTCTGCTAAAGCATCATAGACAATTCCTGTAACTTTCGTTTGAATGTCAATATCATAAAGCTTGTGGTATACAGTGAATGTATCGAATAAATTATAGTTACGCATCTTAGCAAATTCTTTTGCTTCTTCTGAATCTGTAAGTTTCTCAATTTCTAATTCAATAGAAACTTTAGGCTTATCACTTCCCGGATATAATGTAGTGAAGTATTTACTTGCCACTTTATTTAAGCTAGCTATATCTTTTACTCCTTGATCTTCAGTAAACTGAATGTATTGAGCGTAAACATCTGGATACTTACTGATATATTCGCTTTTAACTGCATTTCCATAAATCCGTTGAGAAGTTCCGTCTGCTCCACTTTGAAGCTCTGCAAATGGCAAAACTTTAGTAACAATTGATTGCCAATCAAATTTAATAGTTAATCCTTTTAATTCTTTACCATAACGAACAGTTCCAACGTTATCTCGTCCTCTACGCTTTAGCAAAGATAATTTAAAAGACTCTCGTTTTATTTCTCCGCCCCAGTATTGAAGTAGAGAACCTTGTTCCCCTGCAATACAATTCAGTACATTTCTAGCTTCAAATGCAGTGCTAGAAGCTGTATTTATATCAGAATATAGTTTGATATCACAAGGTTCGTCCATATTCTGTTCGATTAATTTCATTGCTTCTGAACCATTACGATTATCAACTGTTACCAGCCTCACTTGTCTGTTTCCTAGCTTATAAGTACGAGATTGGGCATAAATAACAATGCTATTAGTAAACGTATCTTTAAACGTTTGTTTGATCTCAAAAATGTGGTATTCTTCTAAGTCATTTGGTTTTGCTTTAATTTGATAGCCATTTTCGAAATAATCACTAAATCTGCTAATCGCTGGATAGTCCATTTCTAGTTCATATTTTCCGTTTGCTTCTTCAGTGATTTCGCAACGTGTCGCATCAATAAGACGTCCTAATCCATTTGTTGAAAAATCTTTTTCTCCAGGTTTAAAAATAACTGGAATCAAACCTTTCGCCTCCAATTCGGCTGAACCTTAAACTCTGTTACTTTACCAGTCCAGCGAAAATTATTCTCTCCACATTTTAAAATCGGATAATCTTTAAAAAGTGTTTTATGATCCAAGATCTCAAATGCTCCACCTGATTTTCTATAAGCTTCTTGTTTTTCTGAATCTATAATGATGTCACCGTTAATTGCTTTTAATGAATATGATTGATTATTGATAAAAAAAGAAATATCCCCAGACCCCAAAATCTGAATAATGGGTTCTGAAGGATATTTTTCTGTATTGATTAACTGATCAGGATTACTTATCCAATATTGGCCAATACGATTTTTCTTAAAAGGTCGGATACTTACAGTAAATTCAAAAGGAATTAAAACCCCGCTTTTTCTTGTTCCTGTAAATTTTGGTGGACTCGTTACAATCGCCTGATAAATATAATGCTCATCAAAATAGACAATAAAATCAGAATAGTTTCCCATATCGAGCCAAAAGGAAATTTCATCTTCTAAAAAAGAAACTTCTTGTAAAGTATTTGCTTTCGCATAGCATATAATGGTACGTTCTACATTTTTATAATATGCAAAATCAACGGCTATTGAATCATTACCCATTCGCTCCCTAAGCTCTACCACACGTCCTGCAGATAGTCGTTCAGGTCTTTCTCTCATAAATACATTGAATTCAGAACTATGTTTTCCATTAAGAAAAAACTGTCCTCTTTTAAATTCCACCAAAAGCACCCCCCGTTGCATCACTATCTCTATTTTTAACAATTTGAATATACTTAACGAGGTCTTTAGCCATATCCATTAATTGTTTTTCATTTAATTTTCCCATAGCTTGTACATTGATATTGAAAGTATCACCGCCAATATTAGTCGTAGCATTACCTTTATTTTTAGCTAAGCTTTCTGTTTGAGCTCCTTGTTGGTTGATATATCTGCCAGTAGTATAAAAATTTGGTAACTCTGTTGGTAAATCGGTCATTTTTTTCACTGATTTGTCAAGCGTTCCTTTTTCTTGGTCAATACCAGCTACAACACCTAATACAATATTTTTACCAATCATATCCCGCATCCATCTTGAAGGTGAATGAATGCCTAAAGCACCTTTGATTTTTTCTTTAATATTACCAGCAACTTCTTTAATTTTTTTATTCACAGCACCAATCATTGAACCAATACCGTTAACTAATCCTTGGATAATATTTTTACCAATTTCAAATAAATCGATATGGCGCATATCATTAAAGGTTTGCTTCACATTTTCAACTGTATCACTAACGCTTCTTTTAAGATTATTCCACGCATTTTTAGCACCTTGTACCAAATTGTTGAAAATATTAACTGTTCCCTGTTTTAAGTTTTCCCAACCGTTAATGATGCCGTCTTTTATACCTGTCACAAGATCAACAATCCACTGTTTAAAATTATTCCAGGTATCTTTTGACCATTGAACAGTTGCGTTAAATGTATCAACTGTGCCTTGTTTTAAGCTATTCCAACCATCAATTACACCATTTTTAATGTTTTCTACTGTTTCAAAGAACCAAGTTTTCAAACTTTCCCATATTCTAATTGCTTCAAATTTAATATTTATCCACGTTTCGATGATAGAATATTTAATTTCAATCCAAACGTTGATTGCTCCATATTTAATGTCAATCCAGAGTAAGGTGAAAAATAACTTCACATCAATCCAAATCTTTTTAATTGTCAACATCAATCCATTAAAAATAGAAGTGACTGAATAGGAAATAGCTGTAACAGTGTTATAAAAGATATTTTTAATCCCGAACCAAATAGTCTGAGCAGCTTCAGCAATATTATCCCAAACGGCAATCATGTTTTCTTTTGCCTCTTCCCATCCACCTGTGATCATTGATGTAATGAAAAGAATTGGAGCTAATAGAACATTTTTTAGAATGGTGACGACATTTTCAGCGATCATTTTGACATTTTCAATGTTCGCTTTCATAGCGTTAACAACCATTTTAAACGCATTTTTGATTCCTGTTACATATGGACCAATATATTTCCAAACAAAATCAAATGCTGTTGTGAAAACATCTGATATTGATTTTCCAACACCCTTAAACCAATCTTTCACATTATCAAAGCCATTTTTGAAACTTTCTCCAACACTTTTAGCACTGTCAGCAGCACTTTGTTTAATATTTTCCCATGTATTTTTTGAGCCTTCTTTTGTTGAATTCCAAAGTCCACTGAAAAATTCCTTGGTACCGTTCCACTTATTTTTAACCCAGTCGGCTGCATTTCCAGGTGCTTCTTTCATCCATGTGCCAGCATTCGAAAAAGCCTCTTTTGTGCCATCCCACATGTTGCTGAAAAATTCCATTGTGGAATTCCAGGCTTTTACAACTACATCAGCAGCGCTTGAGATGACCTCCTGTATATTTTTCCAAATGTTTTTGACAGCATCTCTAAAACCTTCATTAGTTTTCCATAGATAAATAAACGCTGTGACTAACCCTACTACAGCAGTTAAGATTGCGACAAAAGGATTTGATAGCATTGTCTTATTTAAAATTGCTTGCGCTATCGAAAGTGCTTCTGTACCTTCCCTCCAAGCTTTAAATGCTGCATTCACTTTATTCACAAGCATCAACGTTCCGATGCTACCAGCTAAACCTGCAAGCAATGGCGCATAAGGTTTTAACGTATCATACAATGTTTTGGCTGTTTTTATCATTGGCGGAATCATCTCGGCAAATTTAGATAAAGCTGCTTCCATTTTTGCCCCTTTGTCAGCAATGATTTCACTAATACTTCCAAAACCTGCACTTTTTAAGCCTTCGTCAATTTTAGTTACAACGTTGGCCACACCACGGACGATTGCAGTCTTCATGTTAGCTAAACCTGTTTTAATACCAGCGGTAGAATCTTTAGCAATCTGTTCTAATGATTTAAGACCGCCACCGCCTTCTTTATTTAATTTGATTAAAGCATCTTGAAATTCTTCAACTGAAATTGAGCCATCAGAAAGCCCAGCTTTCATCTGTCCAGCTGTTAATCCCATCTGTTTTGCTAAAGCGTTTAATGCTGGTCCTAAACCACTATTAATCATTGAATTCCAAGTTTCAGCATCTACTTTACCATTAGAAAATGACTGTGAAAGCTGAATAATAGCATTTTCTACCATTTCAGCAGAACCACCAAAACCGAGAATTCCATTATTCAAAGCTGCAAAAATTTGTTCTGACTTCCCTAAGTCGTTTGTAGACGAAGCAATTAATTGAACACCTTTAATTGCACTGTCTAAAGGTGTAGGCAACCCTTGGATACTTTTCTTTAAGCTATCCATTGTTTTGGATGTTTCACCAGCTGAAAAGCCCATATTTTCAAATACACGATTTGCGTTATTTAATGTGTCTACACGATTAATGGCCCCGTCGATGTTGCTGGTAATCAATCCAATACCTTTAGAGATAATTTTAGTTGCTCCGCTGGCTAAAAAGTTACCAACAAACGACGTCCATATGTTCCCAAGAGATCGGCCGCCTTTTTGTCCTGTTCTATCAACTTCAACATCAAAGCCTTGTAACTTTTTTACTGCTGAATTTAATCCTTGTGAAAAGCCAGATTCATCCAGTATCATTTTTAAGACTAAGTCTTCATTGTTCAAAAAGTACCCCCTCCCTCTTAGAACATAGTATTTTCATCAAGATATTTGATATTTTCAAATTCTTCTACAGCATCTTTAAATGCGTAAATTTTCAAAAGCTCGTTTAAATCTGTATTTTCGATCTCGTTTAAAGTCCACCCATTCTCAAGAAGCGAACTTTTTAGTTCTGCTTCTCGATATTGTGGCGTGTACTTAAAATGAGGATGATATAAAAGTTCCGTTACTTTTTTTTCTGTTCAGAATAAATTGCATCATAACCAGAAGTAACAGAACCTAACAATTGACCTGTAATCTTCAATAATTCACGAGCATCCATACCGTCAATATATTCTTGTCCAGTAAACTGTCCTTCAAAAATAACGTCAGCAATAAAGTCGTAGCATTCTCTTAAAATAGGACGAATTGCTTCCATATCATTTGTTTTTGTTGCTTCTTCTAACCTGATTTGTAAATCAGTCCCTGTATCCATGACTGAACCTGGTAAAAATTCTGCCGACGTGAATTGTTTTGTAGTATATTTGCTTCCATCTTTAATCATTAATTTAATTTTTTGTTGAAATTTACTTGCCATTTTAATTCCTCCATATAAAATAGGACGACAAGGTCGTCCTAAACTGTTATTTTTAATCTGCTGTTGTTACATGTAATGTACATTCTGCGGTAAAGTTACCATCTTCTGTTGTGACTACGATTTTCGTTGTCCCTTCTCCTACAGCAGTAACCTTCCCTTGAATTGGTGTTACAGTTCCAATAGCCTCGCTTTCTGAACGGAACTGATATTTTTTATTTGAGGCGTTATCTGGTGTAATTGTCGGTGTTAAGGTTGCTGTTTGGCCAACTTTTAAATTTAACTCTGTTTGGTCTAAAGTTACACCAGTAACAGCAGTAGTATTTTCTTTACGTGGATCCATTACCTCAGTAAACCAGTTTTTAATCATCTCTAAGTCAACACCTTCATCGTCTTCATCCACGGAATACATATAACCCAACCCTGGAACATCAACGAAAGACCCCGTCCATTCTGGATGGGTATAAGATACTGAACTTCCTTCTAATGTAGATGTTTCATCAGATGTTAAAGCAAATTTTCCTTTATAGAAAATCGTATAGCGATATTTACCGTTCGATTTTCGGCGACGATAAGCAAATGCGCCATCTGATGCAATATCATCCGCAGACCGCAATACGCCACCCTTTAATTTTTTTCCCCCTGTAATTTCAGCTAAAACTTCATTTTGGTAGCCGTTTGTTTCTAAAGTAACTTCTGCACCACCAAATGCAACATATTGATCTTGAACTACACTATCGCCATAGTCAGGCGTTGTTTCTGTTGTAACATCTGGTTTGATACTTACAGCAGTACCGATTGTAATTGGCGCTCCGTAAACTGGAAAAGCGCCCGTTTCGTCTGTTAGTGGGAACCACGTTGGCTTCTCTACAGAAATGACACTTACATTTTTCTTTTTTGCCATCTATTTTTCACTCCATTCAATTAATTGAGGGAACGCAACATTAAAATTGATATGTTGAATTCCGTCGGTTTTAAACGTTTGATAATCTTCTGGGAACAATTCGTTTCCGTCCAAATTCAACACATTAAAAAAAGCCCCGCAGCTTTCTGTTAGGCTTTTTACTAATTGTTTATCTTTCTTACTATCAACCAGTGCAATATCAACATTGTATGCTTTATTTTGAACGTTTTGACCTACATTATCAGTCAGACTCTCTTCAAGACTTAACACAAAATAAAACGGTTCTGACGATTGCATTACATCATCAAGATAGATAGGCGCATTCGAGAACTGTTTTATTGTGTCAGTAAGCATTTTTAAAATTTTATCGTACATATCTATCCTTTCTTAACAATGATAATCGCCATTTGTTTAAATCGTTTCGGAATATATGTTGCATGAGCTAATTTATTAGATTTTTGCAACATAAATCTGCCTTTAACAAATCCGCCATTTTTTGTTCGATGGCCATCGTTTACATATCTAAAATATTTTTCATTATTAATCAATGCTCCCACGATACGACCGCTAGACAACTTTCTAGCTTTAATGATTCGATAGCCTCGTCTTAAATCACCAGATTTAACTGGTGTCAAAGGTACAATTAACTGATAAATTTTAGCTAACGAATCATTCACCATTGCAGTACCTTCTTTTTCAGCAATGGGTGTCATTTTCTTTAAATTTGCAATAACTTTATCAGCATTTGATTTCATTCTAAGATCGCTTTTACTCATCAATTGCACTTCCTGATAGCACTACTTCTATATGGCTTGGATAATAAAAAGGTTTTTTTGAAAATAACACATGTTTTTGACCTGTACCTTGAGTAATAGTTATTCTATCTCCTTTTTTAACTTTTATATTAGGTTCTAAAAAAAGTTTTTGTTCTTCATAAGAGATATTAAACGCTTCTTTGTTTTCTATTACAGGTAAGTTTCCCATACTTCCTTGAGAGAAAGCACAGGGTAACTTGCCATCATGAATTGGAAAATAAACTTGTTCAGTAATTCCGCTTTCCACATTTTCAATATCACTTATTCGCTCAATAACACAGGTATCAAAATAAGTAGCTGCTAAAACTTCTGCTTCATTCAATAGAAAAACACCCCGCTATCACAGCCTAAAATACGTTTAATGGCACTGCTATAGTTCTTCATGAGTGATTGTATGTCTTTTGATTCAACTACATAACTAATTGATGTATCACCACGTTTTACACTAGCAACAGACTTATCTATTTCGTTTTTTAAAGCTTTATAGATAACCTCAATTATAAGTGGTTCAAACTCGTCCCAAGCAATATCAATTTTACAAGTATTGTAAGAATTGATTTCAAAGATAACAAGGTTTAAAACAGACAAAATCCTATCTTCAGAAGCGTTAGGTAGCATCAATTGAATTTTCTCAACGATTTCTTCTTTTTTTTCATCAACCATAAAGCATCATTACCTAAACTTTAAAAGTATCTGCAGCACGTTCTAATATCTCAATAGCTTCTTTGTCATCTTCTGAAACTACAAATTCATTATTTTCGTTTGCTGTGATAAATTTTTTTGTTTTAGGATGCATAAAGCCCACAAAGTTTTTCTTGTCAAGCACACGATAGGTTACTTCTTTTTTTGCTGTTGCCATTTTTAATTTCCTCCTTCGTTATTATATTTTAGGCTTTCAAGTTCAAGATTGCTCCAGAATTAGAAGCTTTGTATTCAATTGAATACTCACCAACTAATCCAATCCGTCTTGAATCTGTTGTTTTTGCTAATTCTTCCGCACGCCATTCACGTAGTGGACGTAATTTTACATAATTAGTATCAATAGCTGCGATTGTTCCATTAGGTAAATTAGGTTCAATTAACGCAATTCCTGAGCCGTAATTTGAGACAATATTTCCAAGTTGCAATCCAAAAGTAAGTTTATCGCCAAATTGCACAATTTTTGTTGATTTTTCATCCAACTGATCAGTCATTAATTCTTGCATATCAGGTGCTACTAAACATAATTTTTCGCCCATGTATCCTTTTTGGAACATTGTTTTAAATAAGGCATCAATATCTTTTCTTGTTACTGCCCCCGCAGCTGCTGTTTCGACTTTATTCGTTGAGCTAATCAAATTTAAAATTCCGTTCATCTGACGACCTTTAGAACCAGATTCATCAGCCTTTACACCAACAATCAATTTACGATTTAAGTCAATTTTCATTTCTGTAGCACGAAGAGCTACTTGGCTATTCAATTCATTTCCTACACCATCTACATTAATAGCATCTAATGTGCCAGATACAGAAGTTGATTTTCTGAAAATTTCAGTATAGTTGTTAAACCATGTACGATCAGATTCCGCATCTGCGTATTCTCCGCCTTCTAATTGAGCAGATGAATCATCATTATTCATGCCATATTCTCGCCATTTAATCTCAGTTGACTTGGCAGCTTCAACTTTGCCTGCGCCTAACAAATAGCTTAAAAATGGTGTGTTTGGAACTTGTAATGCGTTAACTTCCTGTGAAATATCTAAATACTCAAGATTATTTAATGAACTTTTTTTCATTTGTATTTTCCTCCTAATCGATAAAAGCTTGTAATTTTTGTCCTAATGCTACCTCTGGATTTTCAAACGATTTTGTTTGATTACCAGTTCCCATATTGGTTTGTTGCGATTTATTACCAAAAGCTTTAGTCATTTCTACATTTTTAATAGCTTCTGCATGCTTATCATTTATTGCTTCTAAAAGCTCTGTAAAGCCTTCTACAGCCTTCTTAGTAAATTCAGTATCTGAACTAACAAGATTATTTAACATAAATTGAGAAATAGAATCTTTCAAATCTCCGTCCCAATCTAAGCCAGCAATTTTTTCTGCAACAAAAGCCTTATTATCACTAGTCACACGTAATGCCTTTTCAGCTTCAAATTCAGCCTGTAATTCTTCTAATTTAATTTGTTCAGGAGTTTTATTTTTCTTAGATTCTTCATACTCCTTGATTGTTGTTTCCTTGATTTTTTCAAGATTATTTTGTTTCCAAGCTTCTAATTGTTTATCTGCAGCTGATTGTGACTGTGATTGTACAAATTTTTGTGCTTCTTCATTTGATTCTACAAATGCCTTAAAATCATCGAAAGTGAAGTTTGTACCACCGTCTTCTTCGGCAAACATTTGTAAATCCATTGGTAATAAGTTTGGTTTCATTTTGTTTCTCCTTTCGCCCCACGATTCGACTAATCGCCCCGCATTGCTTTAGATTTATTTATTGCGCCCCACCATTCAATTAAGCCCAGCATTGCGCTAGTTTAACGTCATTTCGGACAAAAGAAAAGCCTAACTTTTGTTAGACCTTTTCCTTCACTTTAATTTTAAAATATTTTTCTATATCCATTTCTAACTCTTCTAAAACAAAATCTTGTAATTTCAAAAATTTCTTGTAGTTAAACAAATTAAAAAAATATAATTGGGAAATTCTATACCAATAGTAAAGTTTTCGTTTTGTTGTTATTGTTAAAACACATTCTTTTTTTAGATGTTCCTCGTAGTCTGCATCTAAATAATCATATGGATCCATTTAATCACCTCATAAGATTCCTAAATCTTCTAATTCCCACAACTCGTCTAATTCATCTTCATCCATTTAATCAATCGACCTCGCATAGCCTGCTATATTTCCTAAATTAAATACTGCATGTCTTGCAGTCTGAGTAGATTGCCCTAAATAGTCAAAAATAACCATTGTTTTACCATAACTATCTTCTTCAACTTTAAAATTAGTTACTCTTTGAAATAACGCTGTCTTAGCATCATTAAAATAAATAACTATGGAAACATCGTTTTCTGTTGTATCAAAACCGTTATTCATCTAATCACTCCCAATTCTTGTGAACCAATTCAGCACCTAACATTTGATAATCAGTGACAGCATCTTTTACATTTTGCAGAGTTCTCGACACAATCGAAATAGTTAATTTACTTTTTCTACCTGGTATAGAATACAAAATATCAACGTGACAATAATTACCACTCCAAACCGATTTAAGCTCATCTTTGACGATATTACCGTTGCCATCTCTCAAAGTGTGATTGGTCAAATATCGTTCATTATCTTGTTCAAAAGCTTTTTTATAGGCTTTTTCTGTACCATTGGTAACTTCTAGATTTAACACTGCTTCAAATAATCCTTTCATTGCTATCTTCCTCTCCTATTTAATTTTATTCCCCAATTATTATTAGCGAATTCATCCAATAAATCACCAAACATTTCCTCGTACAATTTATCTATGTCATCGCTAATTTCAGGAATAATTGGTATTTCAGTACAACGGCAACGTCCATGATACGGTGGATGCCAATCATCTTTAATCTCTTTTCCATGACGTCCACCACAAATAGAACAAACACGCTCATCTTCTGCCGACCAGCTTTGTGTTTGCTTAACACCTACATCCTTTAGCGATTTTCTTACACCTTCTACAGCAAAATGTGAATATTCCGTTCTAACAAGATTTTCAATCGAACGATTAAACTTTCCTTGTTCCAACTTAAACATACCGATAATAACACCATCGTTTTTCATCGTTCTAAGAGCTTCCACAACCCCTTCACCACTTGCCAATGAATTAATAATGGAATTGCTCAAACGTTGCTCTAAGGTTGATATATTGCCCCATAAACGAGATGAAAATGTTTTTCCGCTCCACGGATAGTTCATGATGTTTTCTAGCTCATTCTTAGTTAAACCAGGTGCTGAACCGCCTAGTAATTGTATCAACGCATTAGAATTAGAATTGTAGATTCGTTTTGTGATATTCTCTAAGTCGTTATTAAATTTACCATTAACATCACTAGCTATTGCTTCACCTGCAAGGGTAGAAAAAATGTCTGCTCGTAATTGTAACAAGCGATTAACTTTCGCATAGTCAAAAGGTGGAAAATATTCATCAATAAACTGCTTATAAGCTTCGTCAGACTCCATCAACTTTTCATAGTTCTTCTCAATATACTTACGGTACTTCTCTTGGTCTCGTTTGCTAAAATCTTCTAGCATCTCACTTTGAGTAATACCGTGTAAATCAGCTTGTGCCAATAACTGTCTTTGAATTTTAACTAAAGCACGTTCGAAAACAGATTCTAGTTCACTAAGAGTTTTCTTTTCCAGTTTCAAGCGTGCTTTGTCTTCTAATTCACGCCGTTTTTCCCAGTAACGTTCACTAACTGTTGCTTTCTTCTTCGTCATTATCCGCACCACCTAGTTTGTAGTCACCACTAGGATAATCTTGACCTTGTTCTAAATTCATCAAGTCCATTTCATAATCTGGGTCTTTAGCAAATGGAATCTGATTAATAATTGTTCGTTTAGATAGAAACGGCGAAAGTTTTGGCAATGCATCAGCAAGATAGCCAATATCTGTTGGCAAACTGCGACTGAATGTAAACACAATTTTAGACACATCTAAATCAAGCTTATCGTTAAATTTAATGAAAGCGGCCATCGTTTCAGCGGTTTCTTTTAATCCTTCTTTGAAGTACTGTTCTTTTGTATTTGTTTTGGCTTCTAGTGCTATTATTTGCCACTTGCGAGCTTCACCAGAAGCGTTTGATTTAAATACCTCATCATTAAAGTCAATTGATTTTGTGATTGTATAGAACATTTTTTTTAGTTGGTTTAGATGATACTCGTTAAAATCTTTATTAATATCTTTCGTTACATACCCAACCTTAGCTTGTGGATCTGGCAAGTTAAGGATACCTAATTGTTCCATCATTCTTTGTGCTTTTTCTTCATCTAATATTGAGCCGCTAATGGCCATATAAGCAAGTTTAAACTGTTCAACTTCGTTTTGTTGGTCTGATAAGCTTCTATCGAATGCATCAGAAAGTTCTTCCGCCACTTCAAAATCGCAATAACGATTCGTGTTATTTTTAAATTCTGATAAGTAAAACGTTTCTAGCGGGTTTTCTACTTCCTCAATCAATTTAAATGTTCCAGATGTACCGACTAAATTAAATTCAATGTATCTGCTATATATGCGTATTCTTTCTTTAGTAATGACTTTCATTTCTTCAAAAAATTTTTTTTGGTGTGTGTCGTATTTTTCACGAATAAAGATATCTGCATTTTCGTATTTTTCAGCTTTCCATGGTTCGATATTGCTCGCCCATAATTGCCAACCTTCCTTGGTTTTAACAGGTTCTAACAAACGAAAAGCAACACCACAAGCTCCTTGAAACCGAGCTGTGTCAGAATCAAGCATGGCAAACCGCATATCATTCACTAACTCTGTAAGCCGTTCGAACTCTTTTGGTGTTTTGGTGTTTTTTAATGTATTATTCAAAAATAAATCTTTAGCACGTTGCATAATTGATCGTCTCTGCTCTGTAATATCGTAATCCCACTTAATTGGAATACCTGTGAAATGGTCCGCTGCTTGATCGACAATAGTATTGTATAAACCGGCATGAAGTTTATTATTCACTTTTATAATCTTTGTGTTTGGTTTAGGTCTTCTATCAATCTCATTTTGTTCGCTTGTATAAGCTTTGTATTTGCGCTCTCTATCATCAAAAAATGGCTTCATTTCAGTAATAAAATCATTAGGATCGAAAACTTCTTCATTAATTTGTGTAGAATATTTTGTTCGCAATCTTTTATACCGCTTTAAACTTAAATTGTTTTGAAACATTTTCACACCTCCTAATATTGGATAAATCTAACTTGGTTATCATTTGCTAATGTTTCTACAATGCCTGTTACAGCATCTGGTGCATCATCGTGTTTGTTTTTACCTTCCCTTTGGTAGGTCGTCATAGCTTCATAAAATTCTGGCCATCTTATTTTCCAATCTGATGGGAAATACACATTATTTTCTACAAGTGCCGAATTAGAAAGAATACGTGATTGTTTATTTGCCGATTGATGAAACGGCTCGTAATAAGCACCACGATATCCTCGTTCTTTAACAATTCTTTCTGAATTACGAGAAAAACCACGCCCACCAGAGTTGGACTCAATGCGGACATGGTTTACTTGGTTATTTTTAATTTGTTCAGCGTGTGCTGTTTCCGTTTGTTCCATTGGTTCTTTTGTAAATAGAACATCCAATACTTCTGCTTTATGATCTTCTGTCTCACCAAAAACAATTGAACAAAGATTATCAGCACCAGTGTCTGCTGTATCGGTATAATTCCATATTTTAATGTAATTAGAGCGTGTTTCATATGTTGAAAATTTTTGGTACAAACGACCTTTTAAATCAATCGGTTCTTGTTGATAGTTAGCAGAAGCAATATCTGCACCCATCGTTTTCTTTTTACGGAAATATTCTTCTTTAGAAAGGACAGACTCACAAAGCATGGTGTCTGTTTCTTCGTTATATGCTTTCATGCTAATATGCTTTACTTTATAACCAGATTGAGGTAACTCCTTTAAAGCTTTTCCTGCTAAATCATTAGAATGCCACCTAGTCATGATGATTATAATTTTACCGCCTGTTTCTAAACGAGAAAGCATAGTATTGGTAAACCAATCCCAGTGCTTCTCTAAAACCATAGCATTATTTGCTTCTTCGGCATTTTTAATTAAATCATCAATGATGATGATGTCTGCACCAAAACCTGTAGCTGTTCCTGTTGGGGATGTCGCTAGATAATTATTGTACCCACCATTCAAGCTCCACAAATTCATAGCGCCATCACCTGATTTTATTTCTACACCAGGGAATACATCTGAAAATACTATCCTGCCTTCATCAGCTTTAATTTCCTGAATAGCATTCCTCACACCTTTAGAAAATGTTGTAGATAATGTTTCGTTATACGAACCCGTCATTATCTTTTTTTGATTGTCATTTCCTAATAACCATTCTACGAATTTACCAGCAGTTCTTGATTTTCCATGTCTAGGTGGTTCATTGATAACTAGAACGTCATCGTCACTATCATAAATGAATTCTTGTAAATCATCGCATAATTCTTTTAAGTACACTCTATCTTGTTTGTAAAAGTCAGATGCCGTTAATTTGCAATAGTCCCAAAAATAACGACGGGATAATTCTAACTTTGCACCTAAAACAATTTTATCCATCATCTTTAGCTAACCTTCTTAATTCTTCTTCAGATAAGTTAGTGAACGGATTGCTAACAGACATTTCGCCAGAAATTTGAGTTTCTTTTCGATCTCGCCATTCGTCTGGCTTTCTGTTTTTCAACCAGAAAATAGCCGCAGTTGGATTAGGAGCTACTTGTTTTGTAACCTTTTTTGTAATCTCCATACCGTTTTCTGTCAGTTCTTCTGTAACTTCGGTGTATTCGTAGCCTGTAGCACTCTTAAATAAAGCATTTTCAACTTGTCTATCAACGACTTCTTTTCCCTTTTTTAAGGATGCCGAAAGTGCCGGAAATTTTTTTACCCATTCTCTGAAAGTTGAATAAGCTACCCCGATATTTTGGGCTATCTGCTTATCGATGAGGCCATCTCGTGCCCATCCTTCGATTTTGATTAACCCTTCCTCGGTTAGCCACTCTGTGTACTTCGCCATGACCTCACCGCCTTTCTATTTAATAACTTATTAACGCATATACTTCTCTACATTTTCTAGTATATGCTTATCTTTCCAACTGCCATGCCCACAATAAACTAACTTGCACGCATCAATTTCCTTTGGTGTAGCTTCTCTCGTCATTTCGACAATAGATGCATTCTTTTTTATCTGCACAGACATAACAACGCGCATTGAATCAGTTGAGCGGTTCGGCTGTGGATATTTATGTGTTAGCGATACATACCAATAGTTTTTCATGCTCTCTCTCCTAATTGTTTTTATGTACTTGATTCAATAAATCACTTCTTGCTATACTATTCATGGGTAGCAACTCCTTTTTGTAAATAGCAATCAACAAAAATTGTGCACGAATGCTACCTAGCCACTAGAACCCATAGTCTAGTGGCTTTTTTATGTACGAAAAAAAGACCACTCATTTACGTTGAGTAGTCTGCTTTAATTCTTTTTTCAAACGATTTAGTTTTCTTGCATCTTCCTGCTTAATTATTTCAAATAACTTAAACATAACAATACCTCCAAACAAAAAGAGGCACTTTTAAGCTAGTGCCTCACGTGAATGTAGCAGAAACATCTATTGACGATTCTTTTATTTAAGTAGCAAAGCTACCTATTGGAACAATAGGACTCGAACCTATACCGACGGTTTTGGAGACCGCTGCTCTACCAGTTAAGCTATATCCCATTAACACTCACAAACCTGTAGAAAAAAGAGAGAGGAATTACACCCCATTTCTTTTAGTTTGAGAACGTCTGATTTGTGAGTGAGCATCGCAACTAACATAGCGCTATCTTGACAAGTGCTTTCGGCGTACGTCTACGTGTAAGCTTCATGCCAAGTGTATTGCAATATTTGCTACCTAGACTAAACGAGACAGAAAGAACTGGACTTTCCACATCCTTATTCTTTATTTTTATAGGTAGCCTCAAAAGATAAGTGAAACGGAGCTAAGATAGGTAATGCATGCCTTACCTCGTTTCCTTATCTTTCGACACTACCATAATAACATGGATTTCCGAATAAAATCCCTACAATTTCCCTACAAAAACCCTACAAAATTTTCTATTTATAAATAACTAAACTTCCGTGTTTATAGGCCTCAGCAAATTCGATCAAAGCATTAGATTTTAACTTCTCAACATTTTTTTCACCATATCCACGTATTAACTGCCCTATTTCCCAATTGGTATGTTTTTCTACATCGCAAAAACTATAGTATAGCACTTGACGACTAATAAGGCTTAATGCCATAAGCCCAGATAAAATTGCGTCTCTTTCTGCTTCTGCATCTGCTAATTGTACTAGCGCATCTTCTGCTTTGTTCCCATGACTTTGGCTTTTAGGCATATCTGTAATAATTGGTGATTTTAAATCTATCAAAGAGCGACCAGCTATTCGCTCTAAACGTCTAAAATTCTTCAACACATTTCTGGCATTCGCTTTTGTTTGTCGAAAATCTACTTCTTTTAGCAATTGAATCAAGTGGAATCGCTCCTTTTGTGGTATAATAACTATGTCGAAAATATTACTCACAGCCGGAGCAATCTGGCTTTTTTTATTTTCTACTAAATAAACTTTTTACAATACGTACTATGAGATAGTATTTTCAAATACATTTACTCATGATATAATCATATTAACTTTCTTGGGGATTTTATTTCTGAAATAAATTTCTCCTTTTCTATGATAACTGGCGGAAAACAGTTATCGATAGTTCCTGTCTCCACCAGAGACGCAATGTCAACCTTATTTGTTGGCACTATTAGCACTTTACTTGGGAAAAGTGCTAACTACCACATTAGTCAGCCAGTGGTCGGCTGGCTTTTTGTTTGCAAAAAATCAGCTAGTTATTGTAAAAAAGTTGCAATAAGTTAAAACTCCAATGTAATTGGCCTCCCGTATTTTAAAATTCTCCATTCGCCATCTTTTGTATTGGTTTTATTCATATGATTTCTTTCATCACGAGCTATCGTATAATCGAAAAATAAATCGGCTTGCTCTGCTCCATGTAAGTATTCAACATAAACGCCGTCTACTTGCCTTCCTAAGATATAAACTTCTGGATAACTTAGCATTGCT